ACCCTACTGGTTTTGATGAGTTCCACGACTGCGCTTCCTTATGCCAAACGGGCGGCCTCATCCCATGGGGCATCTCCAACGAATATCTGATGGCGGTGGGCGATGACTACGAAGGCGTCGCACCCCTGGACGCGCCGGACTGGATTCCCGGCGGCGGGTGCGACAGATCCGAGGACTGGCTGGGCGAATCCGTCTGTCAGTACATCATTGCCCGCAATGCTTGACCTAAACCGCGTCCGCGCCGACTTCGCCGACTTCCTGGCGGACCATTCCGGCCGCCGGCACAGCTTGGACGCCGCCCTCATGCACGTGGTGGAGCAGGCCTACCAGCAAGGCCTGGCCGATGCCGTGGTGGTGCCGGCGGCCGTCTCCGCGCCCATCAGCGATCTGGACTTCAAGGTGGCGGCATGACCCGCGTCACCCAAGCCGAATTCGCCCGCATGGCCGGCGTCAACCGCTCCACCGTCCACCGCTGGCTCCAGAACGGCCGCATCGAGGCCGACGCCCACGGCCTCATCGACCCGGACGCGGCGGCCAGGATGCGCGACGCCACGGAAAGCCCCCTGCCGCACCACCAGGCGCGCAAGGCGCAGTTCGATGAGGCGCGGGAGGGTATTGGCCAGGGTGGCGCGGAGAAAACGCAACAGGCGGGCCAGGAAGCGCAACAGCCCGCAACGCCCGACCCCATGCCCGCCATGGAAAAGCTTGGCGCCGCCCTCAAGCTGGAAACCTACAAGCTGCAGAAAGCCAAGGCCGAGACCGCCAACATGGAACTGGACAAGCTCGCCGGCGCCCTGGTCGAGCGCGCCGAGGTGGATTTCGTCCTGGCCGATTTCGGCAACACCCTGCGCGGCCTGCTCGAAGGCCTGCCCGACCGCATCAGCCACGAATGCATGCGCATCCGCGACGCGGCCGACATGCACAAATACCTCGCCGACACCTTCGCCGACACCCTGACGGAGATGGCGGAGCACATGAAACGGAAGATGGAGGAGACGCAGTGATACGTAACAGAAAGCTTAAGCCGAGAACGCATACGAAGCCGGAGTGAATAGGCTGTAAGCGATTGTTGAATATTTATTGGAGATCGTATGCCGCTAAAACGTGAAACAGCAATTTCTAACTCTGTCAGACAGTTACTTGATCTGAGAGCGGACCAGTATCCAACGCTCGTTAGCCTTGAACCATTTGCGCCGCAGATTGCAGAGATAAATATAGCAAGCTCAGAGCGTGCTTATGGAATAGGGCCTAAAAGGTTATCAATGATTTTTGATTGGTTGAATGATCTTGGATACATGGCGCCAAACTCAAATTCGGTGATGACCCGTGTCGCCTAACATGCCACACGCGACATGACCGTCCCCGCCCGCCGCTCCCGCACCCCCATCCCGCACGCCCGGCGTCACTTCTACGCCCTGCTCGCGCGCTCGGTGCGGCCGCGCCCCCTGACCACCGTCTCCGCCTGGTCGGACAAATACCGCATCCTCACCTCCAAGGGCTCCGGTGAGCCGGGCCAGTGGCGGACGGAGCGCACGCCCTACCTGCGCGAGATCCTGGATAGCCTGTCGGTCAACTCCCCCGCCCAGCGCATCGTCCTCATGTTCGCTGCCCAGCTCGGCAAGACGGAAGTCGGCCTCAACTGGATCGGCTACGTCATGCAGCACGCCCCCGGCCCCATGTTGACCGTGCTGCCCACCCTGGAGGTGCGCAAGCGCTGGGTGCGCCAGCGCCTGGACCCGCTGTTGACCGAGACGCCGGTCATCCGCGCCCTGTTCGACGCGCGCCGGGCCCGGGACGCCGGCAACGCCGAAGACCTCAAGGACTTCCCCGGCGGCATGCTGGTGGTGGGTGGCGCCAACAGTCCCGCCTCGCTGGCGTCCATGCCGATCCGCTACGTCCTGTGCGACGAGGTGGACCGCTTCCCCTGGGAGGTGGGACAGGAAGGCGATCCCCTGGGCCTGATCGACGAGCGCACCAAGACCTTTCCCCGGCGCAAGGTGCTGCTGGTGTCCACGCCCACGGTCAAGGGTTCAAGCCGCATCGAGGGCGAGTATGAGAAGTCCGACATGCGCCAGTACCATGTGCCCTGTCCCCATTGCGGCGAACTGCAGGTGCTGCGCTGGCGCCATGACGACGGCCGCTACGGGCTGATCCACAACGCCGCCACCGGCGCCGTGTACTACGCCTGCATCCACTGCGGCGAACGCATCGACGAGCACCACAAGCCCGCCATGCTAGCCGCCGGCCGCTGGATCCCGCGCCACCCGGAGCGCGCGGTGCGCGGCTATCACCTGTCCGGCCTGTATTCCCCCATCGGCCTGGGCTTCACCTGGGCGGAACTCTGGCGGAAATGGGAGGAAGCCCACGGCGACACCGCCAACCTCAAACGCTTCATCAACACCACCCTGGGCGAATCCTGGGAGGAGCAGGGCGACAGCATCGAAGACCTGGCCCTCATCGCCCGCCTGGAGGACTACCCCGAGACCCTGCCCGCCAGCCTGCGCACCGCCGGGGTGGACGTGCAGAAAGACCGCCTGGAAGCCTCCATCGTCGCCTGGGGCGCCGGCGAGGAAGGTTGGCTCATCGACCACCTCATCCTGCCCGGCGACACCGCCCGGCCGGAAGTCTGGGAAAACCTGCATGACGCCCTGACCGACGCCGGCATCGCCTTCGCCGCCATCGACTCCGGCTACAACACCAGCATGGTCTACGCCTTCACCGAAAAGCGCCGCTGGTCGGTGGCGGTGAAAGGCATCACCGGCATGGGCCGCCCCCTCATCGAGGACGAAAAGAAGCGCCGCCAGCGCCTGCGCAACCGCCGCAAGAAAGCCGCCCACGTGGAACCCCTGGGCGTGGACCAGGGCAAGGCCCTGCTCTATGCCCGCCTCAAACTGCCGGTGCCCGGCCCCGCCTACCTGCATTTCCCCAGGGACCCCGCCTTCGACGACGAATACTTCGCCCAGCTCGCCGCGGAAAAGCTGGTGACCAAGATCCGGGGCACCCGCCCGTTCCAGGAATGGGTCCAGACCCGGCCAAGAAACGAGGCCCTGGACTGCCTGCTGTACGCCCTGGCCGCCCTGCGCCTGAGCGGCAAGGCCGAATCCCTGGGCGCCGGCGTCGCGTTCGGTGGGCGCATCACATTAACCGACTGGAAACGCGCGGCCTCGGGCGGCGCCGGCAAGGGGGAACAGGGTGGACATCGTGCATGAACTGATCGAGCGGGCAAAAGTCCGCATTGCCGAGAAATTCGGGCTGCCGGAGGAAGTGGCCGACCTGCTTAACCTGGTGGAGCGCGAAGTCAAGCGCGACTACGGCGGCGAGCGCGTCACCATCTCGCGCATGGACGCGCCGGTGGAAGCCAAGGCCGCCAAGGTCACCCGCGACTACCTGGCCAACCTGGACACCCGCGACATCACCAGCCGCCACGGCATCAGCCGGGCAACGATGTATCGGTATCTCAAGCGGCGGTGAATGTCTCACCCCTCGCCAGACAATGAGACACCGACCGGCTACGGTTAGCAAAACCATCGCGCGAGGTTGAAATGGCAGGCATCACCCTGGCCCAGGCAGAGGCCAAGCTCTCCGAATACCTGGCGGCGGAGACGGCCGTACTGGGCGGGCAATCCGTGCGCCATGAGTCCGGCCGCATGCTGACGTATGCCGACCTGGCCACCATCCGGGAAGGCATCGCCCACTGGGACAGCCAGGTCAAGATCCTGACATCCTCCGCCACGCGCGGCGGCCGTTCGCGCGTTGTCGCGCCGGGTTGGTGACATGGGCCGCAAGGATATCGCCCTCAACCCCCTGGAACGCGCCGTCGCGGCGGTCTCGCCCAAGTGGGGCTTCCGCCGCCTGCGCGAGAAAACCGCCCTGGCTCTGGCCGAGGGCTACCACGGCGCCAGCCTGTCGCGCGCCGCCATGCGCGGCTGGCGTCCGGCCAACGGCGAGGCCGACGATGTCAGCCTGGCCGATCTGCCCGCCTTGCGCACCAACGCACGCGACCTGGTGCGCAACGCCCCGCTGGCCGGCGGCGCCATCAACACCATGGTCACCAACGTGGTGGGCACCGGGCTTTCCATGCAGCCCGCCATCGATGCCAAGATCCTCGGGCTATCCGCCGACGATGCCGCCGCCTGGCAGGAAACCACCCGGCGCGAGTTCCGCCTGTGGTGCGAAAGCACCGACTGCGACGCCTCCCGGGTGCAGGACTTCTACGGCCTGCAATCCCTCGCCTTCCGCTCCGCCCTGGAAAGCGGCGACGGGTTCGCCCTGACGCCGGAGATCGACCGTGGCGGCCCCTACCATCTCGCCATCCAGTTGATCGAGGCGGATCGGGTGTGCAACCCGGCGTGGAGCGCGGATACCGACACCCTGCGCGCCGGCGTGGTCATCACCCCGCTGGGCGAGCCCGTCGCCGTGCACATCTGCAACCGCCACCCAGACAGCCACGGCTTCCGCGCCAAGTCCCCAAGCTGGGAACGCCGCGACATGCGCGGCGCCGGCGGCCGCGTCAACGTCATCCACCTGTTCGACCGCCGCCGCCCGGGTCAGACGCGCGGCATCCCCGTGCTCGCCCCGGTCATCGAACCGCTCAAGCAGCTCGGCCGCTACACCGACGCCGAACTCCAGGCCGCCGTGGTCTCCGGCGCCTTCAGCGTGTTCCTCAAGATGGACCCGGACGCTTTTGACGGTCTGTTCGACGATGGCGGCCAAAAGAACTACCTGGGCAACGCCGCCGCCTGGGATGGCACCCTCGGCAGCTCCTCCACCATGGACGGCCCCGGCAAAGCGGTGAACCTGCTGCCCGGCGAAGACGTGGTGAGCGTCAACCCGGGGCGCCCCAATTCCGAGTTCGACCCCTTCGTCCAGGCCATCATCCGCCAGGTTGGCGTTGCCCTGGAAGTGCCCTTCGAGGTACTCATCAAGCACTTTACCGCCAGCTACTCCGCCGCCCGCGCCGCCATGCTGGACGCCTGGCGCTTTTTCCGTGGCCGCCGCGACTGGCTGGCCACCAACTTCTGCGCCCCCATCTATCGCCTGTGGATGGACGAGGCCGTGGCCACCGGCCGCCTCTACGCCCCCGGCTACTTCGCCGATCCCCTGCTGCGCAAGGCATGGCAGTCCGCCGTCTGGATCGGTGACGGCCCCGGCAGCATCGACCCGATGAAGGAAGTGGACGCCGCCCGCGAGCGCGTCGCGCTGGGCATCAGCACCCGCGCGGCGGAAAGCATCCTGCACGATGGCGTGGACTGGGAAGTCAAGCACGCCCAACTGGTCAAGGAAGAAACCGCCCGCAAGGGCGACGGCCTGGGCGCCACGACCGGACAGGCCTCGCCGCCCACGCCGGCGGAACCGCCAGCGCGCCAGGAAGACACCCTGGCCGCCGCCCTGGGCGGTATGAGCGCCGCGCTTGTCGGCATCGCCTCGGCGGATCGCGCGCCCGCGTCCGCGCCATCCTTCCATTACACCCAGGCCGCCCCGCGCCCGGTCGTCAGGGTGCCGGTGCGAGACCCGGAAACCGGCATGATCATCGCCCTGCACGAGGTGGATCGCCTGGATGATGACGGGGACGAGGACGGGGATGAAGACTGAATCCCTGGCCGCCGAGCTGGCCCGCGCCGAATTCCAGCGCGCCGGCACGAACCAGGCCCCCGCCTACCAGCTTGCCCTGCACACGCGCCGCCCCGAAGGCGAAGACCAGGCCGAAGCCGAGATCGACCTGCGCGGCTACACACGGGTTGCCGCCCCGCGCGACGCCTCGACCTGGACGGTCGAAGGCCGCGCCGCCATGAACGCCGTGCTCATCCGCTTCCCCACCATCACCGCCGGACGCGGCAAGGCCACCTGGCTATCCCTCGGCATCGGCGGCCGCATCCGTCGCCTGATCGAACTCAAGGAACCCGTCTCGCTCGCCCTCAACCGCCGCGTCGAGTTCGAGCCGGGCGCCATCCGCATCGAGGAGGCCCAAAGCGATGTCCCTGCATGACCACGCTGACGACTGGCACAACGTCTCCGCCCTGACCGGGCAGTGCGCGTATTGCAAGAACAAGCTCGTCGAGGGCCACGTTATGGCGGCCTGCGAGTACGGCCAGCCGTGGTTCCCGCATGGAACACG